ACATATAAGAATCCTGAGTTAGTAAAAGTACTAGAAGAACACGGCCAGAATAATAAAGAGGTATGGAAATCTATTCTTGTTACTGGTGGTTCTGTACAACATTTAAGATTTTTATCAGACAACGAAAGAGCTGTATTTAAAACGTTCGGTGAGATATCACAAAAGGATATTATTATTCAAGCCGCATCTAGATAAAAATATATTGATCAAGCGCAATCCTTAAATCTTATGATACATCCGTCGACACCAGCAAGAGATATAAATAAATTATTAATCGAGGCGTGGGAGCTTGGAGTTAAAACTCTATACTACCACAGAGGGACTAATCCAGCTCAAGAGTTGAGTAGAAACCTACTAACATGTTCGAGCTGTGAGGGGTAATGGACGAAGAAACTTTATATTGTCATAGCTGTGACACTAGATTTACTGTTCTGTTTCATCAAGAAGATGAAGAGATGATGTTAACGCCGTCTTATTGTCCTTTATGTGGCTCACCAATTACAGGCGAAGATCAGAATTATTTTAACCAAGAGGATTACGAATAATGGCATACGAATATAAGGTAAAAGAAATTTTAAGAGTAGTTGACGGTGATACCGTTGACGTATTAATTGATTTAGGATTTGGACTTACAAAGAAAGAAAGAGTTCGAGTCGCTGGTATTGATACACCAGAATCTAGAACAAGAGACTTATACGAAAAATATCTAGGGCTAGAAGCTAAAGATTATTTGACAGATCAACTAGATTGTGATAATATAATTATCAAAACTGAAAAAGATGGTAAGTACGGAAGAATGCTAGGATGGTTATATAGAGAAGGTGATGAAATATCCATTCAAGAAAGAATGATTAATAAAGGATATGGATGGGCGTATGACGGCGGAACAAAAGAAAAAAGTTACGCTGAGTTAAGGGAGAAAAGAATGCTAGATGGTTCTTGGACTTATCCCGAAGACGCACCAGAGGAAGTAAAATGATGTTGACTGGAATGATATTATTTGTTTTGTTGAGTTTTTCCGTAGCTGCTATTATATTTAGCGAAGGTTTTTGAGTGTAATAAATACAAGAAGGGAAAATAATGGATTGGTTAATTGTATTAGGATTAACGGCCTGGTTGGCTGGATGTATTGCATTAGCTTGGAAATTTAGAGCTTAATGGTAAGCATAAGAAGAAAAAGAACAAGAACACAAAGCTATACTGTCATCACATTTGATAAAAACAATCGACATGTATGGCCTACTAACGAACATGAACACCATGAAATAATGAAAATATTTAAACAAGATAAGCCTTATGAAGGTATTATCAATGATTATTCAATATGGAAAAAACTAACAAGTGAGTGATTGGACTTATAATAATAAACCCTTTGACTCTGATATGATCGAAGATTATATTGGCTTTGTATATGAGATTACTGATACCGAAAATGGTATGAAGTATATCGGTAAGAAGAAGTTCTGGTCTAAGGTCACTCGACCGCCACTAAAAGGTAAAACCCGCAAGAGACGTTCCGTAAAAGAATCTGATTGGAAGTCTTATTACGGTTCTAGCGAAGAAGTAAAACATCTCGTAGAAAATACTGGTGAGTGGAGATTTAAAAGAAAAATAATTAGATTATGTAAGTCATTAGGAGAGATGTCCTACTACGAAATGAAAGAACAGCTCGATAGAGATGTCTTACTTCACCCCAAAAAATATTATAACGCGTTTGTAGGTGGAAAGATTCACCGAAGACATTTAGGTCATTTAATAAAGAATGGAAATAAATTATGAGTAAGAAATTAGAAGATTATGTAAAAGTGTTTGACAATATATTACCTAATGAGGTTTGTCGAGCGCTCTGTGAAAAGTTTGATGAGAGTTCAGAGAAAGAAAGAATCTATCGCAGAAATAATACGTTTAACTTTCAAGAACTTAATTTACGTGACTTAGCACAAAATGACGTAAAGTGGAAAAATGTTGCTGGTTCAATGACGCAATATATGCAAAAAGCCTTACAGTTATATCGTCAAGAAACAGGTAACTGGGTACCTGATACTAAAAGATTCGAAGCACCACGGGTTAAAAGATATGATCCCGATGTTGGTGTATTTGATTGGCATTTAGATTCATCAGATGCTAAATCACAACATAGAATGCTAGTAATGTTTTGGTATCTTAATGATGTAGAGGAAGGCGGAGAAACTATCTTTGATTTCGGAGATAAAGAACCCTTTGCTGTCAAGCCTAAAAAAGGAAGCGTTTGTTGTTTCCCACCAAACTTTCTATTCCCACATCGTGGCAATCCACCGAAGAATGTATTTAAATATGTTGTATCTTCTTACGCATGTTATCAATAAAAAGCCTTGACATTTCAGCTCAGTTTGATAATATAGTATACATGAAAAGTTGTAAAAGCTGTGGTAGTATAGTAGAACAAGGACGAGCAGAATTAGGATTACCTAATTGTTTAGGGTGTGCTAAAAGAATCGGCGCTGAAAAATATAAGGGTCGTATGGTCTATGAACACAAGACCGGCGGATATATCGAAGTAATGCCTAAAGAATCCTATGAACACAACAAGAAATTTTTTAATAGAACTGGTAATAGAAGTGTGTTGAAACAAGTATGATTATAATAGATTACAGTGCAATATGTATGGCAGCTTTTTTCGCAAGAGGCTCTGGAGCAAATGAAGGAATACTTCGTCATTATATTTTAAACTCTATTCGAATGAATAATGTTAAGTATCGTGAGAAGTATGGAGAGATGATAATTGCTTGTGACGATTACTCTTGGAGAAAAAACTATTATTCTAATTATAAGGCAAATCGAAAGAAAGGTCGTGAAGAAAGCGATATCGATTGGAAGTCTGTATATGAAATCTTTTCAACTGTACGAGAAGAGATAGAAGAACATATGCCGTACAAAGTAATTAAAGTTGCTAATGCAGAAGCAGATGATGTTATTGGAGCTTTAGTAAAAAATACACAAGAGTTTGGAAAAGATGAGCCAGTTATGATTGTTTCATCTGATAAAGATTTTATTCAGCTTCACAAATATAAGAATGTAAATCAATATTCACCTATGACTAAAAAGTTTATAGTGCACGAAGACCCTATAAAATATTTCTATGAACATATATTTAAAGGTGATTCAGGTGATGGTGTTCCCAACGTTCTTAGCGATGATGATACATTTGTTGTTGAAGGCAAAAGACAATCGCCTCTTTCGAAAAAGAAAATTAATTTATGGCTAGATAACCTAGATGATTTAGAATCTGTAATGAAGACAACTGAATATCGTAATTATCAAAGAAACAGAAAAATGATTGACCTTGACAAAATGCCCGAAGAAATATATAATACAATCATAGAAAATTACAACAATCAGCCAAAGAAAACAAATATGAAAATATTAAATTATTTAATTACACGTAGATGTAATCAATTAGTTGAATCTGTGGGAGATTTTAAAAATGGCTGAGTTTCTTATTGTGATAGCAATACGATGTTTCTTTTTCGCGACTTACTTAGCATTAAAATGGTTTTAGGAGAAAATTATGAATAAACCAAAAACTGAATTATTACCGCATGAAGTGTTTGAAGAACTAGACGGACTAAAAAATAAAAAAGAACGCGTAGCTTTTATAAAAGAAAATAAAACTTATGCTCTTAGTACTTTCTTACAACTCAATTTCAATGATAATATTAAATTAGATTTACCTGAGGGTAAGCCACCCTATGAAGCTGATAAATGTCCACCGGGCTTACAATACGTCGCAACTAGAAATGCTGTTCGTCCATTGGGAGATTTAGTAGTTGGTTCTAGAATGCCTAGAATGAGAAAAGAAACTACCTTTGTAGCTATATTAGAAAATTTGCACCAGAAAGATGCAGAAATACTTTGGAGAGCAAAAGACGGAAAGATTAGTGACGCGTATCCAAAAGTAACAAAAGCACTAATCAAAGAAGCCTTACCGGAGTTATTATGATTCTAGATACTGAAAACATAAAAATAGATGAAACAGGAATAGGTATATTTGACGGATTCTTTACTGAAGAAGAATGCGACTTCTATATATGTTTTCACGATATGGCTGAAAAATGCGGTCTTACTTATAAGCATCCGTCTGATAGTGTTATTGTTGCTGATGATTCACGAGCAGACATAGCTCCACCTACCGGGTTATCTTATGACATGAATTATAATGTTGGAAACTTTCAAAATAAATTTTTTGATCAAATACTTCCAATATATGAAAAACATTGGCAATTAGAAAAGTATACCGGCATTCAAATGCACCAAGTAAAAGTTCAAAGAACAAGACCGGGTGAAGGTTATCATTCTTTTCATACTGAGAAGTCAACGGGTAAACATTACTCTTATAGATTATTTGTAGCAATGATGTATTTAAATGACATCGAAGAAGGTGGAGAGACAGAATTTTTAAAACAAAAAGTGAGAATAAAACCAAAAATGGGAAGAGTTGTTATCTTTCCAGCAAACTATACTCACATACATAGAGGTAATCCACCCTTTAACAAAGACAAGTATATTATTACTGGCTGGGCTACATGGGGCTGGGGCTGGGGAGAAAACGCGAATCTGTGAACATATTTGTAATAGATGAAAATCCAAAAGAGGCGGCTAGACAGCATTGTGACAAACATGTTGTTAAGATGATTGTCGAATCAGGCCAAATGTTGTCTACAGCTCATCGTATACTTGATGGCAAAGAAACTCGTAGACCTTCTAAATCAGGCAAAAGAATTGTTAAATATTGGGAATTAGATGACGAACGAGACGAAAACTTATTATATAAAGCTGTTCACATGTTGCATCCTTGCACTTTATGGACTATGGAGTCACAAGAAAACTACCACTGGCACTGGGATTTATTTAATGCCTTATGTGATGAATACATCTATCGATACAAAAGAGTTCACAAAACAGATCAATTACTCAGAGGCAGACTTTTACGACCACCAGAAAACATACCACAAGGACCAAGAACTCCTTTCAGATTAGCTATGTTTGAGGAATGTAAAGGACCAGACCCAGTAGAAGCTTATCGAAAATATTATCATGCCAAACCATTTAAGATGAAGTGGACAAATCGTCCCACTCCAGCATGGTATAAAACCGCCTAAAATACCCTGTTTCAAAAGGCCCATATCTCTAAATATAGATGAGGTAAGTTATGGGTCAAAAAGAAAAAGAACCAGATACAACTCCGCCCGAAGAGTTAGATATAGATCAGGCTAAGAAAATTATATCTACTCTTTGTGCACCTGGTAGGATAGACGAGGAACAAAGATTGTTGCGAGAGGCAGCCCTCGTGCTCTTAAAGGATTCAGAACCAGATTATGAATTTGAAGAGCCAGAATCCGAAGGTGGTGAAGAGAGTGAAATAACGGAAGCTTCAGACTCATCACAGCCTCAATCTAAAACAAACGTAGATGCAGTACTTGCAGCGGGTAATGTTGCGACCACGGCGGCCACAACAGCTGCAGCTTCAACTGCTACTACGGCATCAACAGTAGGCGGCGCTATAGCCCAACTCCAATCACTCGGTACTGCAGGAGTGGTTGCGATGAGCTCAGCAGCGTATTTTCAGGGAGGCGCCGTATATGACTCTGCAGAAACAATAATCGACACAACAGTTCCTA